CTATCTTTTTCTCCATCTTCGAGAACTTGATCACATTCTCCGCAGCATTCTGGTGTTCCGCAATTTCTGTGCTCTTCTTCAGATGTATATTGTGAAACGATTGATTGTTTTGGTTTTGCAACAACAGCCACAGGTTTTTTATTTGGGCTTTTAACTGGGAAAGCATCTACTGGTTCTCCTTGTCCTGGTGTCATAGCAATAGCATGTTTTCGATATTCATCTGTACCAGCTAATTGCATTTCAAATAATTCATCGATGTCACTATCTTCTCTTAGATCTTTATCTGCAGTGTAATATGTTTTACCCTTATTAATATAAGAGTTTACACGCGCATGACCCCATTGTTGTGGTGTTGTTCCTGGGCGGTGACCAGAATTCCATGCAGCAACACCGCGTTTAAAGATTGTTCTAAGTTTACCGATAGAGATACCCGACTTTGCTGCTTTTGCAGATAAAGATTTATCAGAGGCACCCTCATTCATACGACCTGTTTCTTTACGCTTATCCATCACCTGAGTGATATTACCGCTTCTCGGAGCGCGACGAAGTTTTAATGGTAGATCTTCAACTGCTTCCATCTTTGCTAACATTGTATAATAGTCTGGCTTCTCCCAAAGATGACCAAGAGCAATAACCTTTGCTGTTTGTTCGTCTTTAGTGTGTTCCATCTCAACTTGCATGCCACGCTTCAATGCTTCGATAATAGAAGCAACTGAAACTTTATGTTTTTCTGCAATTGACTCTACTGAATGTGGAGTTTTGAGGTCACCTTTTATTTGCTCACCCATCATCTTACGAACAGCAAGAGTGTGCTTGCTTGGTTTTGTTTTCGCAGTTGCATCTCCTGGTGCTGGCTCATATGCTCTTGGATCGCTGTCAGAAAGTTTATTCTTTTCTTTAAAATGACGCGCTCTTTCTTGAGCAGTTGATTTACTTAATCCAGCAACATACTTTTGCGGCAATCCTGTATCTTTATCTTTTTTGACTGTTGGAAAGTATTTTTCTTTAATTACTGTAAAAGATTTTGGTTCTGGTTGAACATATATTGGCAGTCCATGATTTACAAGACGCTCTAATAATTTTTCAATTTGCGCACCAAACATAATCTGTTCCATTTGACTAGATTCGTTTAGATTAATTGAGTTGTTAAAGACAAACGCTTCAACATCTTTTGCAAGCTGTTCTGCTTTTAGCAACTTATCAATTCTTTTATTTTCTGCCAATGGATGCTCGCGTTGCTCATTGCGCAAACGAGAAACTTTATTTGTTACAGACACATGAACAAAATCAAAAGTATAACCTTCCAGCATAGTTTGAATTAATTTAATCTTATCAGTGTCAGCTATACTATTAATGACGATATTTTGTTTTGATTCATGCAGCTCATTTGCTGCACCATTTAATATCTGATCAGCTTGAACTTCAGTTAAATCAAATCGAGAAAAAATATTCTTCAGGACATAGTCCTTTCCGCTACCTGGACCGCCAAGTAGGAAAATGCCGATTGGTGAAACTGATTCCATTTGCATAGCTGCCTTTACCTTATCGTGTATATGTGCGCCAAGTTTTTTGTCGCTATAGTGTGAAACAAATTCGTCTTTCTTTCCAGCAGCAACTAATCCGCGCAGTTTAGAAGCAGACATACCTTCTGCACCCTCTGCGTCTGGATCTCGTTGACCCGCTGACACAACATTGACTTTTTTAATTCCTGGATATTCTTTCTTTCTATATTTATTGAGCAGGGAATGGAAGTTGTCAACACGATCCGAACCAACAACCATAGTCACATGAGTGTGACCTTGTTTTTCTAAATGTTTCATTGCGTCAATCGCAGTTCGAACCTTACCGCTGGCAACTACATTTGCATTAGGGAACAAGCGATTCATTGCGCCGACCTTTTCGCCGTGGCTCAATGGATTCTTTTTCGAGTCCTGAGAATGTGATGGGAAAATATAATGGCGACCGCCAGTTTTTTCTGCATGCGCTTGAACAGCTGAGACTAACTTACCGTGTCCAGCTTCTGTCGGAGGATTGAAGCGACCAAAAGTCCAGGTGGCTTTACTCATTGTTTTGCCTTCAATAATGCGCCTTTAGCTCTGTTTGCTTTACTAAATTCTTCTCTATCTACAACTTTCAATCCATTGGCAACAAAACCTTCTGGACCAGACTCTTTCTCGCCAATATGATGAGTATACCCACCGTGTGCAGTACTATTTAAACCTCTTGCAAGAATGTTAGTCGCCCTTTGAACATGATCATGAATGTCAAATGATCGTTGAAAGTGCTTCGAATTCTTATCAACATGAGCAAGCGAAGCATCTCTGGCTGCTGATTTGGCGTTTTTAGCCTTCTCAGTCTTAACCTTATCAATTTCTTTCTGTGAACGATTGCTTAGATGGGATTTATAGCCTTTTATGTTTGGTTTTTCACCAGAATCAACAGTTGAATTTACATAACGGCGTAAAGTTTCACCGTGACCAGTTAAATGGTCGTATGAATGACCCTTTAAGAGCTTGGAAGCAGCTGTAACATGAGTCAAAACGGCTTTTTTATCACCTGCAGACAACTTTTGTTCAGATTTAGAAACCGTGTGGTCAACTAAATGAACATCTGGGTGTGATCCGAATGACGATTGGTCTGTAATTGGCTTTGCTTTACGCTTTGGACCAACTAATTTACTGTGAATGGTAACGCTGACCTGAGAATTTGCAAGTTTTTTACCTTCTTCAGAGTTTTTTGGTACTGAATAGGTTAAGGTATTCGGTGTATGGCGAATTTTTCCACCCTTTTCTTCGCGAGATTCAGGTGTAGACATAAATCCACCTTGATATTCACCCTTCCCTTTCGGTAAAACTTTAGAAGCATGGGCTAAAACTGCTTTGAGAGGCTTTGCAAGGTATGGTTTATGACCATGTTGCTTGTCTACATCGGCTTCAGAGTAATTATAAGTTGAACCTGTGCCCTTATACTTAACACCAACGCGTCCATCACTTTCGCGTTTGGTTTGAAATGACATTTTATCGTCAATTTTACGAGTTACAGGAGTTTTTCCTTGCGCAACACCTTTAATTGTATTGACTGCGTGGTGGGCGGCTTCATGACCATCAAATGTTCGATCTGATGGATGCTCGATGTGGAGAATTCCAGGAGCATCGGCTTTGGCTTCAACTAAAATAGATTCTACGAATAGAGTAAATCGTAACATAATTCTTCCACACTGTGGGATTGTACAATCTTATTTAGTTATTTTTATTCGTTAAGACATTATGTATAATTTGATCAATTGTTTCATAAATTTGATATTTTTGTTTGTACCCAAGTGCTCTTAATTTAGCATTGTCCATAAAGAAAGAGCGAGAGGATTGGACTTTCTTGTGAAACTCTTTCTGTTCAATGGTGCGAATTTCTGAGCCAGATTCCATCGCATCTCGAGCGTAGCGAATAACATCTCGAAAGACTATCGGCACACCATTTCCAATATTATAGATGCTATTTTGTTCGCCAGTTCGTACACAGATATCGATGGCTCGAGCGCAATCTCTAACATCAATATAATCACGATAAAAATAACCAGAGTCATAGAGATCAACAGGGCGATTGGCTTCGAGCTCCTTTATCAGATATTGAAGAGCATTTTTCTTCGCAGAAACCTTCTTATCTTCTTTACCAAGAACATTTGCTAATCTTAATATACGATAGTTTAGATCAAATGTTTCACAGTAAGACATAAGCAACTGTTCAGCGCATCGTTTTGTGATTGAATAAAATCCTTTTGGATCGCAAGAATCAGTTTCAGGAATGCCACGAGAGCCTTCCTTGAAGCCAGAATCTTTACCGTAAACAAACCAAGAACTGATAAAATTAAAGGTGCCTTTCTCACCAGTTTCTTTTACATAATTTCTATATTCATCGAGAACTTTTACGAGAACAATGAGATTAGTGTTAATATCCAAAAGAGAGTCGATGTGTATATTATAGTTATCAACGGTACTAATAAAGTAAACGCAATTTGCACTCCGTACTTGGTAATTATCTCTATCATTTTTAATACAATCTTGTTTTGATATTTTACAATATTCACTTCCGACAAAACCATGTCCTCCGAAAACGTTTACGATTGCCATTTTGCAAACACGCTTTCGTAATAGGCAAATACATCTTCGCCATAATGCGGTGGGCAACCGACGAAGAATACATTGCTCAATGCTTTGTTCGCATTTGGATACTTCGAAGCATCATCAAGATGCTTATAACCAGGATGCAACAGAATATTTCCTGCAAAGTAATTGCGAGTCTGGATTCTATTAGCCTCGCAGAATGCTTGGAGTTTTTCCTTGAGTTCAGGTGTATCAGTGATCAACGGAACACCGAACCAAGAAGGATCTGCCTTATTCAGAGCAGAAGCAACACGAACACCAGGAACATGACGATAGAAGATGCTTTTAATTCGTTCGAAATTCAAACGACGCTTCACATCAATCTCATCGATTTTCTTCAACTGCTCAATACCAATCGCACCCTGAAGATCGAGTGGCTTGAGATTGTATCCCATATTTGAGAAGAGATACTTATGATCAATTATTCCATTATATCCTTCAAGCCATTTATCAAAGCGATTACCACATGTTCCGCAAGCCAATAGATTAGCAGCACCAACGCAACGGCAATCCCGACCCCACCAACTAATGCTGCGAGCAGTGTTGATGAGTTGCTCGTCGTTTGAGCAAACCATGCCGCCTTCGCCTGTCGAAATGTGGTGAGCAGGATAGAAAGATGTTGTCCACGCATAGTAATAATCCGTCAATAATCTGCCATCCCACTTTGTACCAAGTGAGTCGCAATTATCGCCAATAAGATAAATGTCATTCTCTGCGCAAAACTTTGCGATACGATCCATGTCTGGCGGATTGCCAAGAACAGGTGAAACGAAAACAGCAACTGTTTTGTCAGTGATCCACTTCTCAACATTGTCAAGATTGAAATTGAGAGTATCCATTTCAATATCAACGAATACAGGAGTCAATCCGTTCTGAACCAATGGAGCAATCGTAGTTGGGAACCCAACAGGCGATACAATTACTTCTGCGCCATCCTTCCAACCCAAGTGTTTCTTGAGTGCAGCGACCATTGTTAGGTTGGCTGATGAACCAGAGTTCACCATATGCGCATGCTTCACATTGAACTTGCGGCAGAATGCCCACTGAAACTTCGCAACGTTCTCACCAGAAACAAGCCACTTGCCTGTAAGAAATGCGGTGACGCCAGCAATGACTTCTTTTTCGTCCCAATATGGACCAGAATAGAAAACAGTATCCTTTTCAGGATTGAATTCCTTGCAATTGTAAGCATACTTCGGTGTGCCAACAGCAGCAACCAGTTCTTCAATCATTTGTTTCACATCACTCATAATGTTTCCTTAAATAGTTCAATTCGTTTAGCCAAAGCGATTTTAACAGGTGACATTCTCTCATAAGCAGGAATGACACAATTAGAACGACGAGCAGCAGTTACACCTACAAATTCTTCTTTCGTATACCAATCGCAATCTAATCCCATCATGTCAGCAATTTCATGATTCGTGATTGGATCCCAATTGACAAGATTAAAAGGACCATTTGCATCCTTTTCAATCAGATTAATTGCATGCTCTACAGCTTCGTCAATATCTGTAATTGAGTTTAGACCACCTTCCATTAGTTTACCTGATTTTGAATAATTGTACAACTTTTGCAGAAGGTTTTTTGAATTGTTTGTTCCATCAAACGGCAAACGTACTCTAAAAAGCAAGCATCGATCTTTTAACAAGAGATCCGACACACCCTTGCTCACTGAATAGGCACTACCGAAGAAATTGGGATCCGCATAAACATCTTCAATTTCCCCTTCGTAGATACATCCGCTCGAGAAGTGCGCAAATCTTGCGTCAACTTTATCGCATTCTTCTAGAAGTCTCAATGGAAAAATTCCATTCGCTTCCATTGTTTCTCGTTTAATTTTTTCGCATGCATCTACATTTGGCGAACCTGTTACACCAGCACAGTTTATGACCCAGTCATAACTGTTTTGCTGAATCGCGCGTTCAGCTTTATGGTGTGGACAGATTGTAACCACATGCCCTTTTATAACAAGTTGGTCGAATGCTTTTAGACCAACCCAACCTCTACCGACGATTAATATATTCATGTTGTTGTAGTATCCTCCCCAGATATTTCCCATAATCAGATTTATGATATTTGTCTGCTGACGCACGAACTTGGTGTTCAGTAATCCATGCATTCTTAAACGCAATTTCTTCAGGACATGCGATCATCATACCAGTTCTACGCTGCACAGACCCAACGAATACGGATGCTTCTGAGAGTGATTCAAAAGTACCAGTATCAATCCACGCAATGCCACGATTGAGATACTCAACCTTAACATCGTGATTCTTTAAATACAGATTATTAATATCTGTAATTTCCAACTCACCTCTTGCTGAAGGTAAGATCTGCCATGCATAGTCCACTACTTTATTATCATAAAAGTAAAGCCCAGTGACAGCATAGTTACTCGGAGCAAATTTTGGTTTCTCAACAATTCCTATGATATCACCGTCTGCATTGAGTTCAACGACACCAAACCTTTCTGGATCGTTCACATGATATGCAAATAGAGTACAACCGACATTATTCCAAGTTGCTGAATTAAATCGATTAATCAATTCGTTTCCATAAAAAATATTATCACCAAGAATAAGTGTGACATCATCTTTTCCAATCCACTTTTCGCAGATACGGAAACACTCAGCAATACCCTTTGGCTCTGGCTGGATTGAGTATGAAATGCTAATGCCCCATTGAGATCCATCACCACAGAGTCGCTTAAATGCTTCTACGTCATTCGGCGAGTTTACAATCATGATATCCCGAATACCAGCCATCATCAATGTTGACAATGGATAATACACCAGCGGCTTATCATAAACTGGCAATAATTGTTTCGAAGTCACTTCGGTGCATGGGTACAAACGAGTGCCCATTCCACCTGATAAAATTATACCCTTTCTCATAGATACCACTCCACAGTTTTTCTCAAACCATCAAATATATTTGTTTTTGCTTCCCATCCAAGTTGAGTCTTAATTTTACCTGAATTTATCGAATAACGCAAATCATGACCCTTTCGATCATCCACAAAATTAATCCAATTCTTATGTGTTTCTGGTGGTTTGCCCATGATATCCAAAATCATAGAAACCATGGTTAGATTGTCACACTCAAATCCACCACCAATGTTGTACCGATCACCACGCTTAAAGTTTTCGCCAATAGTTAAAAGTGCATCGCAATGGTCTTCAACAAATAACCAGTCACGAATATTAGAACCATTACCGTAAACAGGAATAGGTGTGTTGTTTTTGATATGTTGAATGATTGTTGGAATAAACTTTTCTTTGTGCTGACGAGGACCATAGTTATTCGAACAGTTAGTTACAACTGCTTCTAGGTTATGCGTGTTTACATACGAGCGAACTAGGTGGTCGCTGGCTGCTTTAGTTGCAGAGTATGGGTTGCGTGGGTCGTATGGCGTTGTTTCGCTGAACGAAGGATCATCTGGACCAAGACTTCCATAAACTTCATCAGTAGAAACATGGACTAACTTGCCACCATATTTCTTGATGCACTTTAGAATGTTATGGGTACCGTTAATATTGGTGCTAAGAAAGTCATCGTCACCACGGATAGAATTATCAACATGAGACTCAGCCGCAAAATGGAAAGTAATATCTGGTTCATAGCTGGAATACATGTGCTCCAAAAATTGAAGAT